TACGTAACTTGTAAAATTTATTTTTGGTCTTTTTTGACTGCCTAGGGAGATACTTTTTGATAGGCTCTTTGAATCCATCAGTTTCCTCTGAAACATTGATTACCGGAGAGAATGTCCTTGAGTCGGTAATATCGTCTACAATGATTTCCTTGTCCTCAGGAACCATCGCTGCCGCAACTCTTCTCATTAAATTAGACCTCGATTTTTCATAGATTCAACTTCATCTGGAGTTTTTCCGCTCAAAAGATTTTCCATTTGATCTTCATATTCACTATCACTGATCTTTCGGCTACCGGGCATCCACATCGGCTTACCAAGAAGGGCTTCTTCTCCAAGCCAATAAATTGCAGATTTTTTCATCTTAGATTCTACAATCGGGCAGTTCAATTGCCCTGCCATCGACAAGAATCTTCCTTCTTCATCGCCCAATACTGCTCCATCTGGCATTTGCCATAGGCAAACACCAAAATCGTCCTCAATAACAGGAGTAGCTCGCTTCAGTCGCATCGGCATATGTCTAGTTTACCACACTTTCTATCATAAAAAGCAACTATTTTGTATAAAAAAGTACAAAATTACATCAAAACGGCTTGCTTCGGTGTCAAAAGACACCGAAGCAAGCCAACTTCTGCAATTTTCCGGAGTTTATTAACGAACCGGGCAGGCGCCAGTAGCGCAGGACGGATCATCAAGCATATCGTCTTCAACAGCCGACGAGCCGATAGTAACAGCCATATTGACCTTTGAACTTAAAGCGTGATATTGCTCTTCAGTGATCTCTTCATATGGAGCAAGGGGAAAGTTATGATCGGAGTGGAGAAGAAATGATACAGACTTTACACTGTTGTCATAGTTATTCTTAAGCCATTCCTTAATCTTCGGCAGTTCCTCTGTGCGATAGTAGACAGTCACCGAAACAGCGTTATCTGCCCAATCGGTCTGCATACGCTTCACCCACTCTAATTGCTCTACGGCAGTCATTTCGGCGGCAAGAACCGCATTCTCTGGGCTCTTCGCTGGAAACTCTACAACCCATCGAGTATGGTCTTCTCTTCCATCAATACCGACATCAGGGACGACCTTATACCCTCGCTTGCGACAGTCCTCCACCAGCGGATCGGCAGCACCGAATCGCACACGGCGAATGTAGTAGCGGGCGTATGCCGGATGGACACCCGGAGTCACGCCGGGAAGCAGGGCGAGCGTTCCGCTCGGCTGTACGGTAGTCAGACGAACCGACTTGGGGATGCCGTTTGTGTTGGAATAGTTCTCATCAAAATCTCTCAGAATTTCATAGCCGGGAGAAAGCCAGCCAAGCTGCTCTTCAGTTGACTGCAAAATACCAGTCACAGACTGACCGAGACGGCGGTTCTTCTTCGTAATCTTCGTCGTCTTCTCGTAAGGATAATTTAGGCCAGTGATCTGCTTCTGGCAAAGGTACAGCAGACGAGAGATTTCAACAAACTGCCCCTGAGACTCAATATTCGGCAGGAAGATAGTTGCAAGGTTACAAGACTCACCATCTCCCAGCGCAATCTCGGCGCAAGGATTAAAACCTTCGATGGAAGGATCAGGCTTTTTCTCGCCTAACCGGCCAACAGTTCTTGCAAGCTTGCGATTGAGAAGACCGTAAGGCTCTCCCGATCCGTCATAACCCTTCCAAAGCTCGGGCATGATCTCGTCATATCCATCGGCGTAAATAGAGTTGTTAGAATTAGCACGCCAACCGGGAACACTGCCTGTGCCCCAATTTTTAGCCCGAAGAAAAAGAATGTCGTCAGGATCACCGATGGCAATCTGAGCAGAGCGACGACTAGAGCCCGAGACGACAATGCGGCCAATAATATTGCAAATATCAAGAACGTCAACTGAACGGAGCTTCTTGCCCGCCCGGTTTTCCATGACCTTGCAGATGTCAGTAATGCCCTCAATGAGTGCGCCGGGGCCAGATGCGGTGCCGCCGAAGGTGTTCAGCGGAGCGCCAAACTCGCGAATAAGAATCGTAGAGTAAGTAAAAGACTTTCCGGTGTAAAAATATGACTTCAGCACCGAATGAACAAGGCGCTTCCAGCCCTCGCGAGAGTCTGGAACAATGATATCAGCGTCATTGCTACGCTCATGAGTGATCGTAATGTTCGGCTTAACTTTTGGGAACTCGTGAACCTTAGAGCGCTCAACCGAGAATCCAACGCCCCCGCCGAGCATGAGGTGCTCAAAAAGAAATTCGAAGTCGTCAATAGTTTCAATATTTACAAAGTAGCAATTATTGAGCGAAGCCGCGTTGAACTTTTTTACTAGGGGAGTACCCAACTGCCAGAGCGCTCTGCCGCTGAACGAGCATCGGAGATTGAACATATGATCAAATAAAGCCTCTGCTTCCTCCTGCGTGTAGGGAACGCCTATCTCAATTGCTCCATTGATTACTCTCTGAATAGTTTCAGGCCAAGTCTCGTTGCGATTTGCTCCCTCAATTGGCCTACTGTAAGTACGCAAGTACACAATCTCCCCGAGGCCATTGAACCCCCAAGGTGGGGTTTGATTTTTATACTTTTCAATAAATGCATCACTAATAGATGCAATATTCTCTGTCAATTTTCCTCCTGAATAGTAAGACACGAGTCTCCTGCGTTTTCTCGCATCTTGACCTGATAACCGTGTCGGTCTTTGGGCTGATATTAGTCCTTGATGACACTATCATATCACGCCAGTCATCGAAGCCCAACGCCAAACCCCTAGATTATTAAATCTTTTCGTAGACTTTGTCGCCAAGTTGCCCTAGAATTCGGTCAGCAATATTGTCCCAAGTAAAGTTGCTCTGAAGAACAACAGCGCCGTGCATAGCGTGCTCTTTTGCTTGATCAAAATTCTCATAAACATACATCATTAATTCTCGAAGATGAGAGGGATCTGGTTCATACCAGTTCCCAATATGAACACCAACCCCCGGAGCCTCTACAGCCTTCAGTGGAAATCCATATTGTGCAAAATCCGAACATGCCGTAGCATTGGTGACAATTGTGGGCAATCCCGTTGCCATTCCCTGAAATGGGATCAGGCCGAATCCTTCTCCGTTGGTTGGATACACTAGACAATTAGCTTTTGAGTAAAGATTTGCTAATTCATACACATCCATAAAATCTTCATAAACTGTAATTTGTGGATGATGAGAAGCATTTCCAAAAAAAGAATTTCGTAAAATTCTAGCCTCAGATGCACCGTTTGATTTTAAAATTAGTCTTACATTCAAATTGCCATCGAATAAATCTAAAAAAGCATCTACAACTTTCTGCCCACCCTTCCTAGCCGTAGGACCGCCTACGTGCAGGAACGTAAAAGTATCGGTTGAATATCTTTGGTGAATTTTCCAAACTTCTGGATCAAAGCCGTGAGGCATATATTTGATTGTTTTATTTACGCCATAAGATTCATAGATGTCGGCCACCCATGTCGCCGGTGTCCATATCTCGTCCATAGCCTGCATTTTGGGAATCCATTCCGCAGGTATCTCAGATGACTCCCAAGGAGTAAATCCAACTCTAAACTGCTCGGGGTTGCCTTGATAAAAAGTTGGTTGTATAAAAGAAATATGACATTTAGCAGTAGTTGCTCTATTAAAATCCAATGTGTCTGATTGAAATGGAACATTGACATTCTTACGCTGAAGTGCTTTTATCATCTCTATGGCCGCATAGCCATATCCGTTCCCCGAGCCGATTCCGGGCGGTGTAAACCAGCTGATCTCTCCTCGTTTTTTATTACTCAATTGTATCTCCATCATTCCAGTTAAAAAGTTTGACACCTTGTTCTATCAAAAGCTCCGCTACTTCTATTTCGCAATTATTTTTTATAACTCTATCACAGTAAGGACATCGAGTACTTGCATATAAATCATCGTCAATTACAAACAAAGATAGCAGATTTGGCATCGCTACTAGAAAATCTCCACAGTCTTCGCATCCTAATACGCATACCGGCTCGCAGTCCACGACGCAATTATATCATCAAATTTATGAAAAAATTAGGTTAGATTGATTTTAATGTAGTCAAAAAACTTATGCTAAATTGGCCAGTGATACTCTAGATCAGTAGGCTCTATCCAGTTAAATTGACTGTACCAATCAATATTTTTTCTAAGCAAATTGCTACGGTGAGAAGCGTGAACCACCTCGTCGCCCAGCCAATGCGGTCTATCCGTCCGAGTCTCTCCTATCATAAGATATGCATCTAGACTTTTTTGCCAACAAACATTATCTTTATATCCTCGAGATAGGCCTTCGTCAATGATGGCTCTTTGGTAAGACAAAAGAACTCCTTCATAACCTTTCCACATTTTAACTGCCGGATGATTTTTCCATCCACTACTTATTCCACACAAGGTCTGGAGAATCTGCATTGTCTCAACTCTCTGCTTCCAAAGCCGTTTTCCGTCCAAGCATTGCGCACTTTTCTTAAAATCAGCGAATGGTAAAAAAGTCTGCATATCATTCTCCCTGCAAAATTTCAGACAAGTGCCTCACGGTTCTCTTAAAAGTCGGCTCTGGCACAACGGTTGAATTTTTTTCTGCGACTCCAAACTCATAATAATCCCATGACCCATTATTATTTTGCTCCGCAAATCCAAAAAGCTTATTATTTGACAAAATATATTCACGATGCTTGTTGCCTGCGTATCGTGTAACTCCGTGCGTTCCTAGTAGG